AACTGGAATAATGGATTACGAAATAAATTAGAAAGCCGACTAACAACACTATTCTTTGGCATCCTTCCGCCATTAATTGTCTTTCTTGTCGCCGCACTCATTGTGTTTTCGATTCAGAAAGCTACCGCAGATTGCGACACCCTTTACGTTAAGCCGGGTATAGGCTTCAAGCTGGACGGCGAACGATACGGTAACACCTACCGCGACGACCCTTATTTTGTGCGATTAGAAGCTGGTATTGAGTGCGATAACCTCGTGTTCGGAGTATCTCATGGCCGACAAATCTACAGCAACAAGCGATATTTTGAGACCAAAGAAGATCATTATAAGTCTGCTGTGTTTATAGATTATAAGTTTGGGTGGAAGATATGAGCCTATTCCGCATAGAAAGCAAGTTTATTGCAGTGAGTAAGTCAGAGGTTATTCAGTATAGACGGCTAGTAACGCCAGTGTTTCGTGTGAAGCTTAAGTCTGTTCGGTGGGAATTTGGCGAATATTTTTGCACGCTATTTGTTATTTTTTTTAAGACAAAAGGCTGGTACGTCGATCAAGGGAAAAAACTCAGAGTGGCAAACGAAGGCGAGATTAAATCCATTGCGCTGGCGTTAAAACCATACAGTTCAGAAGGTGAAACAGATAGAAAGGTGGTGCCTATAAGATGATTAGCAGACTAGAAGAAATAGAAGATCTCCTAAAAAACGCTAATGTCGACCCAGATGCTTACGCATTGTGGAAAGACCACCCTGTGACAAAACGATTTATGCTAGGCCTAGAGCTCGAATTGTTGAGCGAGCGCGAAGATTTGAATCTAGGCGGCAATACCTGCGAACTGATAGCAATTGCAGCGGTTAAGCGCATGGCTAAATGTGACGCACTAGAAGCTGCGCTGACATGGAAACCCAAAGAATTAGAGATTGAAGATTAACAAAAGCGAGGTAACAAATGACACCGATAGCACCGAACGGTTTTAATGTTTTAGTTGAAATGGTTGAGGTAAAAAACACTAGCGCGGGGGGAATTATTCTCAATAATAATGATGTTAGTCGGCATCAAGAGGCTTGCGATATGGGTTATGTGAGAGCCTTTGGCCCTATCGCATACCGTGGCTTTGCTGGCTGTAACCCTAATGAATACCCTCCGCTAGACCCGCGTTACAAAATGGAGCCGCATGAATTATGGGGCGTCAATATCGGTGATAAAGTCGAGTATAGACGCCACGAAGGCAAGCTGTCAGGCCAAGAGGGTTGCGAGCTATATCGATACCTGCCTGACTCTATGATTGTTGGCACTGTTAAAGAGGTCTCAGAATGAACGAAGCGATAGATGAAAGCATTTTAGAGCCAGACATAGAACCTATCGATGAAGTGGTGGAAGAAAAGCTGCCTGATGAATCCATGCGCGGATTTATGTCAAAAGAGGATTATGTAGCAAAAGGCGGTCATCCGGATGATTGGCGATCACCTCGTGAGTTTCGTGAGCGCGGCGAGCTCATCAAGCAGAAAAAAGAGCTTGAGCAGAAATTAACAGCTGTTGAGCGGCGCACAGAGAATGAGATTAAAAACCTGAATATGCTGCATGAAATCAGGCTAAAGTCAGAACGTGAAGAGTTATTGCGGCAACGCGATGATGCGATTGATGTCGCTGATAAAGCCGAAGTTAAGCGAATTGACAAGTTAATCGAAGCGAACGACGATCAAACAGCGATAGTTCAGCCTCAAGTTCAGGCCGTTCAAAAAGCTCTTGAAATCCAAGAGTGGGAAGCAGAAAACCCTTGGTGCATGAATCTAGATGATCCGAGAACTCCATTAGCGCAAAAGGTCTTTGGTGAAGAGCTGGCTAAGGGCGCAAGCAATACAAAGGCACTTATAGCAGTAGAGAAAATGCTAGCTGCTAAATTTAGCAAGCCTGAAGTCAATCGAGATCAGGCAGTAGAATCTTCTCGAACCGCAGGAAAAGTACAGAATTCTGGTAAATTGTCGTGGTCTCAACTTACGCCAGCCGAAGAAAAGTATTACTTGCCGAGCCAGTGGGCAAGCAAAGAAGACTTTCTTAAGGCCGTTGCAAACATTAGAAAAGGTGATAAATAATGTCAGAAAATGAAGAATTACCTCTTAATACCACGGCTTCGCGCAAACAAAGCGGTGCTCAAGTTCGCGGTACTATTGCCGCTTTAGATGAATCTCTTGGAAATATGAGCAGAGAAGAATTAGCTCATGGCAAAGATCGAGCGCCACGCCGCCCTATGGGTAGTGGCGCTGACATGAATCTTTATGTTGACGAGAAATACACATCCAATAAAGATTATTATTATCGGTTCATTTTAGATAACGATCGCGGAAGGATGCAAAAAGCTAAAGATGCTTATTACGATTTTGTCACTGATGAGAACGGAGTCAATATAACCGTTAATAGCGGTAACCGTAAGTTTTTTTTAATGTCTTTGCATAAAAAATGGCGTGCTGAAGATGATGCATTGAAAGCTAAGAAATATAATGCTATGCTTAGTGCAAAATCGAATGAGGATTTGGGCGTAGATGGCCTTGAGACTCAATCAGAGCTAAAAAGCAAGCTCAACGCGAACAGACCTTTAAGCTAAGCAGTAACCAATCAGGCGGTTAGCAAGACCGGAATTTGATTAGGGGAATGAAACTATTCTTTTAACTTAATTCTAGGAGGCTATCATGCCTGGTGGATTCAAATTTGTGGGCACTGAACTCAGTGACCCAACTGGCAGAGCGCGATCATTCGACGTTCCTGCTTCTCATGCTACGCGTCTTGCAAAAGGCGATGTGGTTCGGTTAAACGGCACCTCTGATGCAACTACGGGTAACCCTCAAATAGACACGGCTGCCGCCGCACAGTCTATCACTGGTGTTATCGTTGGCATTACCCCCCAATATTCTACCGAAGCATTTACTGATACTGGCTTAGCTGCGTCTGTTGCTGGCTCAGTTACGGTATGCACAGACCCCATGGCGATTTACGAAGTTGATGTCGTGAATGGTCCATTAGTAGTTGCTGATGCTGGGTTAAATGCCGACTTAGTAGCTACTGCCGCCACCGTTTCCGGAGGTATGACCATTTCGAACATGACGTTAAATGCAACTGGTAAAGCGACAACATCAACTTTGCAGTTCCGTATTATCAAATTGCTTACTGATGTAAACGGCGTTCTGGGTAACCGTGCTTTGGTACGTGTTAATAACTCAACCACTATTGCTGGCGCAGCGGGAGTATAACCATGTCGAGTACAATTACACGCGGTAGCGTACCCCGTCTTCTACAAGAGGGCGTCAAGAACGTATTTGGAAACAAGTATAAACAACTTGAAACCATTCACGATAAAATTTATGAAGTCATGCAGTCGAAAAAAGCCTATGAACTTGCTGTTCAAATGGAAGGTTTCGGTATCGCTGGTTTAAAAGACGAAGCTGATGACATAGCTTTCGACACGCAAGCTCAAGGTATTGCGCCTAAGTATTTACATCTTACTTACGCCAAGGCCTACATTGTTTCGTACGAAGCAATGCGTGATGAGCTTTATCATCAACTAGACGCTGGTGCTTCTGCGCTTGGTTTTGCAATGGCTGTTACTAAGCAGATCAATGCGGCACGATTATTCAATACCGCGTTTGCTACTACCTCAGCCATGCCCGGCGGTGATGGTATTGCGATGATCTCTACAGCGCACATTAATGGGCCTTCCGGTGGTACTTTCTCGAATCGTTTAGCAATCGATGCTGACTTTTCGGAAGCCTCGTTAGAAGATTTATTGAAGTTGGTTGCGCGTGCTACTACAGCTCGTGGATTGCCGATGGCTATTAAAGCTGAAAATCTTGTCGGTCACTCGGATCAAGCGTGGGAATTCCAACGTGTGCTTAAGTCGGATGGTCAAAATGATACCGCCAACAATGCATTGAACGCTGTAAAAAGCCTAAATAGTGTTTCTGGTGGAATTATTGCGACACCTTATCTAAGTGCTGACGTGGATGCGTGGTTCTTGACCACTAGCTGCCCAAATGGTTTGAAAATGTATCAGCGTGAAAATGTTGTATTTGATCACGATTTATCGTTTGCAAGCCGCAACACACGTTTCGCCGCTTACGAAGCGTATAGCTTCGGTTACGACGACCCGCGCTGTGTGTTTGGTACTGCTGGCGCTTAAAGGTTTAGGGTGTTGCAGTTAACGTAACGTAGAGAACTGAGTGCGCTCTACACCCTAATTATAAATGTACCTCACGTGAGGTCGGTGATTTTCACTGAGATAAGAGGATTTAGATATGGCTAATCGTGCAACAGTATTACCCTATGGTATAGATTCACCACCAGTCGATAGCAACAGATTTGTTAATAACGCCACATCAGGGACTTTAGTTGCTGCTGACACCGGCAAAACCTATCTTATTACAGCCTCTGGCACTACCACTTTAACACTTCCCGCCACAGCGGTCGGTCTTGTTTACACAATGGCTTGGGTCGGAGCTAATGGTGGTGGAACTATTCAGTTCGCTCCTGTTGCGGCTGATGGCATTGCAGCGGTAGGTTCTGCTGTAGTGAACAAGGCGCTCATTCTTGCGGCTGCAACGATAAAAAAAGGCGATTACGTCACTATTGCGTCAGGTGTAGGTGCTACCGGCGTGACTGCATGGCATGTTACAGCACAACATGGCGTGTTAACCAAACAACCATAATGGTGGCTGAAGATGAAATACAATCAAATATTCTTCACCCCAGCGGCAGCCTCGACAACGGGGTTTGCTGCTAGCGTTACAGGCGCTACATTCACTTTAACTGCCACTTCATCTGGTGATGGACTGGCTCATAGAGTAACGATCCTTAACAACTCTGCTACTGACCACAGTGGTAAGACGTTAACTCTGACTGGCACAAGCCCTGATGGCAAAGCACAAACAGAAACTTTTGCTGCACCTGGATCTTCTGCGACTGTTACTAGCCCGTTAAGTTACTTGACGTTAACGTCTATTACTGTATCTGCAACTATTGGCGCAGATACTTTTTCCATTGGCTGGAACAATAGCTTTGTCGGTGCGACAGAACCTATCAACTGGCGTGGCGGTGCTGCACAGATTAACGTTGATATTACCGGCACAATCAACTATGACTTGCAGCAGACTTTCGACGATATTCAATTTAAAACTACCGCTTTTGTGTGGGGCGTTGCGATAGCAGGGCACGCCGCTGCGACAGCGGACCTTAATTATCTTTACGAAGGTCACCCAAAAGCAATACGAATAGTTTGCAATTCCTACAACACTGGGGCGACTGTTGTGCTCAGCTACACACAGCGTAATGTATGACGATAGCATCTAACGATTACTATGTTACATGCGATAAGTCTGGGTTTAAATGCAAGCGCAGTGAATGCCGAACGACATGGGACAATAAGATTGTAAGAGCTGACTTTTGGGAGCCTAGGCACCCTCAAGATATAATCAGGCCTTATTCTGATGATCAGTCGGTAAGAGATGGGCGTAATCAGATACCTGATCCTGCTGGCTTTGTCGATGACATGTATTACGATCGGTTTTTGACTTACGATACTTTGTTGTCATACGAAGCTCCAACATTTGACCTGAGTTTTGCCATATGAGCACGGGCGTATATAACAAGACTTTTGGCGATATTTGCCGAGAGGCATTAATAGATGCTGGCATTGTGTCGGTCGAGATGCCGATACAGGCCCCTCATTTTGCCAAAGCACAATCTTCCGCTAATGATGTTTTAGCGCACTGGCAGGCTCAAGGTATTCACTTGTGGTCTGAAACAGAGGCTTTATTACCGCTAAATCCCAATCAAACAGAATATAGCTTAGGTGCTGGTGGCGCGCACTGCTTTACAGATTACGTTTACGCGACTACATCAGCATCGTTGTCGGCTTCTGCCACTGTCATTCTCACCGCAACTACGACGGGTATGACAATTGGGGATTTTATCGGTATCGAGTTAACAGCAGGCACTAGACATTGGTCTACCATTTCGTCAATTTCGGCTGGTGTTAGCGTGACTATTGCCACAGGCTTAACGGGTGCCGCGAACTCAGGCTCATCTATTTATACTTACACTACAAAGATAGATAGGCCTTTAAGGGTGCTGGATGCTCGATTTGCGACCGGACAGACCAAAGACGAATTAATCATCAACCAAGAATCTCGTCAACGCTATTATCAAACGCCAAATAAGACTACAACAAGCGGAACGGTTAGTCAGTGGTACTATTCGCCGCAACTCGGAAATGGTAAACTATTACTATGGTCTCCCGTAAGTACTTGTGTTCCGATTGTTAGATTTACGTTTGTAAAACCACAGTATGTTAATAGTGACCAAACTGAAAATGTATTAATCCCCAGCGAATGGTTTTTGCCATTTAAGTGGGCGGTAGCAGAACAACTAGCGATTAGAAACGGGATTAACCCCAACCGCCTAATAGCAATCGCACAACAAGCAGCAACAACCTTACAGCAAGCGCTGTCAAATGATGTCGAAATTGAGTATTTCAATATTCAGCCGGGTTGATTATGCCGCGAGTTCGTTTAAATATCGCACAAGGCTTTTACGTAGACGAATCCATTCCTGTCTCTTCGCAGCAATGCGTTAATCTGTACCCCCACATTCCCGAAACTCAGACCATTACCGATGGCGCGCTCATTGGAACATCTGGTATTGACTTGGCTATTAGTGCTAATGACACCAACCGAGGCGCAAGAACTTTGGCTGGTCAGGCTTACTGTGTAAACGGAATATTACTCTATATTATTACTTATACCGAAGACACATTCGGCATTCGTACTTATTTTAAAAATTATCTTATCGGGCCAAGCATAGCCGGAACCGCACCCGTCATTATGTCCGACAACGGCACACAATTATGCATTGTCGCGCCCGATGTTACGACCAAATTCAACACTTACATTTATTCAGTAGCTACCGGATTGTTAGCTATCAGTGACGCTGATTTTGATGGGCCTGTAAATTTTGTTGTTTACCATGATGGGTATTTTGTATTCTCCAAGAAAAACAGCAATAAGTTTTTCACTAGTGAATTACGCGATGGGTTTATTTATGATGCTTTAGATTTTGCAAGCGCCGAATCAGATCCCGACAATATTATAGCGATGGCTGTACTTAACGGGCTGCTGTATATATTCGGCACTCGAACCTATGAAACATGGCAAAATACCTCTGTAGGGGCGGCATTCCCTTACACAAAAGCAACAAGTGGCAATCAGCCCAAAGGGTGCTTCGCGCCATTGTCATTAACATTGTTTGATAACTCTTTGGTATGGATTGGTGGTGGAGCCAACGAAAAACCTGCAATCTGGGCAACCGGCGGCGGGGCACCTGAAAAAATATCAACGCCAGCGATTGACTATCTTATTAATTCTGGTGGTTCAACTAAGCTTGCTTTGGCATATCAGATGAATTGGGCGGAAAAAGGCCATAATTTTATAGCGTTTACTGTGCCGGATGTTTGTACGGTAGTCTACGACACTTATACCAAAAGATGGCATCAAAGAGAGTCTTTAACTTCTTCCGGAAATATAGTGCCGTGGCGGGTTGGTGGATTAATGTCTGTTTATTCTGTCATTATGGTCGGTGATTATATTGGTCCTAACGTTGGAATTTTGTCAGACCAAGCTTATTACGAATACGGTAATAGAATCAGTAGATACTGTACGCCGCCTGCTGTAGACAATAACGGCGAACCTTTTACAGTTGACGCCTTTGAGCTGATGATGGAAACGGGGACAAACCCTATCTTTGGGCAAGGCTCTAATCCAATCATCAGGATGGCTGTCAGTAATAATAATGGCAGAACATTTAGTCCTGAAATATCTCGCTACATGGGCTTTACGGGTGACTATGAAAATAGAATTTCTTGGGATAACTTAGGTCGCTACTCGAGATCATTTCAACCTAAATTCATAACCGACGAGCCAATTAAGATTGTTATTGTTAAAGGGGAGATGGTAATTGATAGTTAGCCCATTATTCTCAAACGTTCCGGTAACCGAAAAAGATATGCCTACTCAACCATTACGATTGTTTAGTGAGCTTGTGGCAACCCTACCGATTTTATTCGGCACTGGATCACCTGAAGGTATTATTGAAGCTAGGCAAGGTCGTCAATATTTTGACAGCACTGGAGCTGCAAACGCTAGATTGTATGTGAAAAGTGTCGATGATATCGCTGGGAATAGAAAAAACGGGTGGGTGACTAATTTATGATTCAGGGGTATAGAAAATGGTAGCACCAGTGATTGTAGCAGGTATTATTGCAGCCGTTGGCGGGTATGTTACATCAAAACAGGCGGCGGATAAAGCGGCGAAAGGTACGGCGAAAGGCCTTAAAAATGCAAATTCTTTGCAAGATAGGGCACGTTTAGATGCTATGAAGCTATTCGGTCAGGGGCGATCATCTGCGCAAGCCGGTATTGGTGGTGCTATGAATTTCTATAAGCAGAACGCTCAAGCCTCTACGCAGCCGCTAATTCAGGGAAATATGATGGCACAACAAGCGTTAGGGCAGGGCGGGATTCAGGCGAATAATGCCATCCTAGGATTGCCTGTCGATATGAGTTTTGCTAACAATCCTCAGCAAGTTAAGGCTGATTACACGAACATTAATAATGCTCAACTTCCTCAGCTTGGTGCTGGTTGGGCTGACGCTGAGGCCGCCAAAATAGAGGCAGCTCAACCCGGCATCGATGCCGCCGAAGCCAAGCGCTTGGCTGCTATCGCGAAACAAAAAGAGCGTCAATTATATGATGGTTCGAACGGCGGCATAACAATGGCGGCTTTTGATAAAGACCGATTGAAGCTAGATAATATCATCGGCAATCCATTAGGTAT